TACAAATAGAACACCGTTAACAAGATAACCGTCGCCAGTTGCACCAACTGGATGTGCAGTTTGTAAATCGCTTAGTGAGTTGTAGGAACCAAGAATAAAGATTCCAGCACCTTGAGGACCAGTAGGTCCAGTAGCACCTGCGGTACCAACAGAGCCTGGAGTACCAGCAGTTCCTTGTGGACCTGTAGGGCCTTGAATACCTTGCGGCCCTTGTGCACCAGTAGGACCAATAGCGCCTGGAAAACCTGCAGAACCCTGAGGACCCGTTGCTCCACGGTCTCCTTTTACATAGAGTGCCCAACCGCTTCCATCAGTGTTAGGCGTAGTACCAACAGTAAATTGTGATGTGTTAGTTAATACCCAAATTTCAGAGTTATAAGTAACTCCATTGTTTAGAGCATATGTTGCTAGTGAGCTCCAAACACCTTGGTCTGTATAAGTAACACTTGTTACAGGACGTGTAGTTCCAGTAGGACCTGTAGGACCAGGTACTGTAGAGGCCGCTCCAGTTGGACCAGTAGGACCTTGAGAACCCTGTGCACCTGTTGGACCAATAGGACCCTGTGCACCAGTAGCTCCAGTTAAACCAGTAGGACCAGTTACGTTTGATGCAGCACCTGTAGGACCAACGGCACCTGTAGGACCTGTAGGTCCAATCAAATTGGAAGTAGCAACCCACCCAGTTCCAGGTCTCCAGAAATGAAATGTTGTACCAATAAAGGCGGTATCACCTTGAATAAGCGTTACATCTGGATGCGCTAAATTAAGAGCTTGTAGGTCAGCAAAAGTTCCTAATAGTGTAAGTGATTTACCTTGAGGACCAGTAGGTCCAGTAATAGAAAGACCTTGTGCACCAGTAGCACCTGTGGGTCCAACAATACCAGCAACACCAGTAGGACCAATAGGACCAGTCTCACCGCGTGCACCTTGTGGACCTGTTGGGCCTTGCGGACCAGTAGGACCAGTATCACCTGTTGTACCAGTGTTACCAACAGGACCTTGTACACCTTGCTGTCCGCGTGGACCAGTAGGACCTGTTGTTCCAGCAGGACCAGTTGGTCCTTCTAGATTACCTACGTTTTGCCAACCACCAGTAGATGGGCCGTTTAACGTAGGGTTCCAAATAATTAAATTGCCATTAGCAAGAAGATAAGCATCGCCTGGATTACCAGTTGGATGTGCTGTTTGTAAATCGTTAAGTGTTGGATACTCACCACGAATAGTAATTACTTGTCCAGATGGTCCAGTAGGACCAGTGGCTCCTTGAAGACCAGACACACCAGAAGGACCAGTTGCACCAGTTGGACCCGCATTACCTTGGATACCTTGTGGACCAGTTGGTCCTGGAGCTCCAGTAGGACCTTGAGGGCCTGTTACAGAAACGCCAGCAGCGCCCGTTGCACCTGCTGGTCCTGTTGCACCTGTTCTACCAGTAGGGCCAGTTGGTCCTGTAGGACCAGTGCCGCCTGTAGGCGCAGGAGAAGTTGGACCAGTAGCGGTTGGGTACCAAGCGCTGTTATCTGGACCTACTACATAAAGTTCTTCTGACACTTTAATCCACCGTTACCTGTTGGGTTACAAATACTTGACCCTTTAAATACGTGTGCTCCCAGGTAGGGTCATTTGCCCTGGTTGCTTGTAAATCCCAAAACGCACGAACAGGCAGATATTTAGTTTTATCGCTGTTTAACGATATCTTAATTCTTCCTTGTGCTGCATTTAGAATTGTAACATCAAAGGTGGCATATCTAGCTGGTGAATTTGGATAAGTACGAATTTCTGCCTTCCAGGTAATACCAGTAACATCAAAGGCAAAGTCAATAATTTGTTCGTAATAGTCGCCCTGGTACATAACAATGTCGTAAACTTCTGCGGTAGTTGGCGGAGGTGTATAGCCAAGTACATCGTTAGGAAGCCAAACTCTCTCTGGCTTTCTACTGTCGTCAATCTCCTGACCAATGTATATGGGAACAAGCTTATTAGTACGTCGGCTAGTACGACGTAGGGTTCCAATTTGAATACGCCATAGGCCAATATTAAGAGCTGCGCATAATTGCTTGTATTGTTCCCAACGTTGGTTAACCATATTAGTTAACTGTTCATATCTTTGAGAACGAGGAATCATAACGCCATCTGGAGCCATGATGTTAATATCAAAAGCAGCATCGGTTGAGAGTGCCCATAAAGCTTCAATGACTGCAAGAATAGCAATTGGATATTCTTCTACAGGTTCAATACTTTTAATTGTTACACGAGTTCCGTATTTATCGGTACGCTCGTGAGTGTGCTGGTCTATAGCAGTGTTAATAAAACGTTCAATATCGGAGTCTGTAAAGTATCTGTAACTAACTCCGTGAACACTAAGAATGTTTCCAGCATCTAGTGGTTCTCTAAAATGAATTATGCCTTGGTCTTTTTCTAATTTATAACCAGAAGGGGCAGGAACGGCCGCGTCAAGAACGGTAACATAAAGAGTATACGGTTCTACAGGCTTAGTGTTTAAATAAAAGTCTTTAGTAGCGCCATCAGCGGTGGCAACGAAATTAAATTCTTTAGGTAGGTCTCCTAGTTCAAGACGCACTCTAGACACTAGGTCGGACATTAAAGCCACTTAATTCATCTCCTTTACTACATTGACTAACGAAACAGCGGACATTTCTGTCCGCCGCTCCGCCGAATTAAGTGTAAGTCCCTAGCTTAGATAACTCCAGCTAGATAGCCTTTTTCCTCAAGGTGCTGAGCAACTTGACGAGACACTTTGTATTTTTGTCCAGCTTTAAAGCTGTAGTAGTTTCCTGCTCCAAGGGTCATTGATTCGATGTCTTCTACAACACGGATAACGACTGACTCATCGCTTTTGTCAATAACTGTTGGGTCATCAACAATAACAGTTGGTCTGTTAGGAACAGTAGCGTCAACTACTTCTGTTTCCAGTTTAATTTGTGCTTCGGCAGTAGCCATGGACATTTCCTGTGCACGAGCAGCAAGCGCTTCAGCATTATCTGCTGCAAGCTTTTCGCGACTACGTCCAGTAACATCTGTTGGTTTTACTTTACTTGCCATTTGTATTCTCCTAATTAGTAACTCGATGGGGGTAAGTAGGGGGCGGTTTTTAAGACCGCCCCCCGCTTGAATTAGTTGGTTTCTGCAATAATTACAGACTGGTCAGTGATTAGACCAAGACCGAAGATTGAGTACCAAGCAAGAGCATGCTCACGACCGAAGTCAAGAATACCGCCATCGCGGAGTTCGACTGGAAGAGAGATTGCGTGACCGAATGCGTTATCTCCAATAAAGATAGCTGCGTAACGGTCTGACTGTCCGTTACCTGTCTTTGTAGCAGGTGTGATGTAACCTCCACCAGGAGTTACTGTTGGGTTAGCAACAGTTGTATCAGCGGTGTAGTTAGTACCAGCGCCACCAGCAACCTTAAGAACCTGTGTGGTTTCGATGAATACGCAATCGTACAAACGACCGATTTCACCAAGCATAAAGTTACCTGGAGCAGCGTACTTGGTAACTTCGATAAACTCTGGGTTATCGCGTAGGCTACGGCTCTGGTGTGGGTGAACAAACGCAACGTATGTTTCGCCGAGGCGTGGTATGTTCTTGGTTGATAGGCTCTCAACTGCATCCTTGACAGTGTGTGGTGTCAAGTAGAAAGCGCCAGTCATTGCAGCACGGTTAGCAGCAGTATCGCCATATGCGTACCAGTTGTTAACAGCTGAAAGGTTAGCGCGGCTCTCACCATAAATGGTTGAGGTTGCAGCGTAGAGGGTGTCGCGTGATAGCTGGTCTAGATAGATAGCCATGTTACGACCTAGTAGACGTGAAGCAGATGCCATTACGTCGTCAAATGAAGCATTGAGAAGAAGTTCTGACACAGCAAGAGCATAACCATGCTCGGTTACTGTGATTGAGAACTGCTGTGCAGTCAATGCGTTTGTCTGCATACGAACACCTTCAACTAGGCTGTTTGCAAAGCCGAGGTTGTTGTAGCGTAGGAAATTAATCTGTAAACCAGGTGCAACACCAAGTTCAGTCTTCTTGACTGCGAACTGCTCAAAGCGAAGGATAGGCATTGCCTGGAACAAGATTTCCTTGGACCAGATTGTCTGAATCGCCTGAGTCAGCTGGGTGTTAGTACCTGAGTATGCTGTAGGGGCTGCGGCAAGGTTGCCAGTACCCGTAATACCAGATGCCATTTACTTGTGACTCCTTATTAGTTTGGTTTTGGATTTATTGGGTCTAACCGAACAATCCGCGAGACTTACCACGTGCGGTGTCGCTCATGATACGTTCTCTGTATTTTGCGTATTCGTTCATCGACATTGACTGAATATCTTCAGCCGTAAAGTTTCTTTGGTCCGATTGTGTGTCCAGTGGTCCAGCTGGCGGGGTAGTTACCCTTGTCCCCGTCATTTCTCTCCTTGCGTTCTGCATAGCTGACTGCGCAGATTCAAGAATTCTTGCTGAACGCTCTTTTAATCCTTCTACTGATGCATCAATCTCTTCGCGACTATTTCCGCTAATGAGGTCAATGAGTTCAGGAATAATAGCTTCGCGTTCCGCATCTACACGTTGTGCACGGTAGTTCTGGAGGTCAGCAAAAGACTTTTCGCGTTCCAGAAGAGCAAAGGCACGTTCACGCTCTTGGCGCTCACGCTCCAACTGCTCCTGCCACTCTGACTCTTTTTGCTTAAGCAAAGAACGAACATCCATGTCACTTTCAAGAGCTTCTTGCTGAGCTTTTGCTTTTGCTTCTGCTTCAGCAGCACGTGCAGCAAGTTCTGCGTCACGTTCTTTCTTAATAGTGTCTAGTTCTTCCTTCAGCTTATCAATCTGAGGGTAGAGTTTTTCCTTTTCTTGGCTACGAACTCTAGCCAAATCATCTTCCGTATAAAACTTGGAAGTTGCCTTAGTAGTAGGTGCGTCAGCGACAACAGGGTTGCTTGACGACTCAGCTACGACTGGAACTGTCCCTGCTTCAGCCGCAAAGGCTTCAGCATTAGCTTGTGCTGTTTCCATATTTATCCTTTACATCCTAGGGGTCGTTATCCGATGTGAGAGCACGTATGACCTAACGTTGTTTCTATTTTTGCGTTTTAATACGAAAATGTCTGCGTAAACGCTTTACTTTTCGTACTCTTCTGGTACTCGCCTCTGTGGGAGGACGGTTCCATAAGCTTCGGTTACCAACTTATTGCGTAAGTCAGCCTCACCCATATCTGCTGCGGTTAGGGCTTCGTCCATAGTTGGTGGTAGGACGGCAGGAGCACCAGCGGCCCCTGGCTGTAGAGGTTGACCAGGCTTACCGCCAGTTTCTGGGTTAGGCATAGTGCCTGTAAGCTCTGCAATTTCCTGCTCAATTTGAGTCTGTAACAACTTAAGGGCGCCATCGGCTGTAGCGTCATCAAGAAGCTCTTGACGAATTTCGTTAAGTTTCTCTGTTGGGAACTCTTCTCCCAAAGTACGAAGGGCGCCTTCCTTGGACTCAAGACCAAGGGAAAGCATGGATTGAACTTCGTTAAGAGCAATAAGCTTATCTAATGGCAATGGTTGTGGGAAATGAACGTAGGTTAAATAAGTTAGAGGGTCGTGTGGGTCAAGTCTGTCTACCTGGCCCTTCTTTAATTTAACGTTGCGGGTTGGGTCCCAAACCATCATCTCTGGTTCTTTAATAGCAATACTGCGAAGAATTAGGTCATTAATTCTTTCTAGACCGCGAGCGTATTGAATAATCTTTTGGTGGTAGCGGTTCATCAAAGGCTGGAACTGAATAGATAAAGCCACGCCTGATGTATTAGAAATAGGCTGTGCCTGTCCAAGTGCTGTTTCTGGAACACCAATCATTTCGTGCATAGACTTTTTAAGCATAGCTAAGAATTCCATAGCGCCCTTAAGTCCTTGTGCTCCGCCTTCTAGGTTTTCTACTTTTGCATCTTTTGGTAGACCGCCCCAGACTTTGTTAGCGCCCTTTTCCAATTGTGAAGCTTTGGCACCAATGATGACTGTGACGGGAGCAGCGTGATAATTAACGATGTCAGCGATATCAGTAGCAGTCTCGTTATAAGTGCGGTTAATATTAATAACGTCATGGCAATCAGCAAGGCCCCAAGGAGAACCGCTAACGCGAACATTTGGAATGTGAACAATGGGAATAACACCAAGCGGGTTAGGGCGCGAGTCAATGAGTTCATCATTTATATACTCCTCAATAATGTCATCAGTGAGGATTTCAGTATAAGTAAACACTTGACGTGTACCTTCAAGAGAAGTGCCCCAAAAACGATACTTTAATTTAAAGCGTATAAGGCGTTCACGGTCATGTGGATGAAACTCTGGAAAACAGAACGACGCGTTTAGTGGGAGAATACGAACACGACCTGGATGTTGAAATCCTGAAGTATCTGTCCAAGGTTCTTCGTATGCAACCTTTACAAAGCAGTCACCAGATACAGTTCCCTGCTGACCCATTTCCCATAGGACTGTTGCCTTGTTGTTATCTACTTCCCATACACGTTCTAGAATGTCTGGAACAATAGCTTCTGTTTCTTTTGGTGAACGGAAGTTTACCCCTTTACCAAAAGTAAAGTTAATAATAAAGTCTGTAAATGCTCTGTAGTAATTAAGTACTAACTGTGCATCGCCAACCTGGCGGCGATAGGAGTAATGGTGGCCCAAATACATAGCCCAGTTAAGAGAATAACGATTAAGACGCGGACCATGAACTTCAAATTCTTCATCTGCAAGCTCCACCAATCCTAGCGGGGAAATGGAAATAGTTAAGTCAGAGGACGCTGCCCTATAACTTGGGGGAGAAAAATCAATGCCGCTCAACTATCCACCTTTTTCTAAAAACAACCAGGAAAGGGTACCACGCTATTTATATTAGCGGAAGCGTTCGCCTCTGATATTACCCTTACCCACCTTCTTGGTGACCTTCTTTTTTTGTTGGTCTTCCTTCTTTTTCTTTTCTTCAGCGGCGTAGTCGCGAAAACGAGGGTCTACTTCTTTCTTAGATTTAACATATTGACCACCAAGTTGATTGTAACGGCTACGAACCCAGTGAGCAGCGGCAGGGGAAGGATAAGTGGTGAATTTGGCGCGAGCCTGCGCAACAACCATGTTGTAAAGTTTTGGATTAGCAGGTTCCTGCTTTTCCGTCTTCTTTACTTCTTTACCTTGAATCAGTGCCATAGTTAATCCTTAAAGAGAGCCAACCCTGCACTTAGATACGGTGCAGGGGTGGCGCGGACTCTTTTTTAGTCTTCGACTACTGCTGGGTTAGACTTGTACTGGCGAGCGCCGTTGCGAACTTCTTGTTCGAAGCGGTTGTCGCCGTGGTCTGCAAAAGCGCCTGAAGAAAACTCTGAGAGATTCTGTGGTGCTTCTACCCATGCAGCTGAACCAACATGTGCACGTTCGCGCATTGTTTCTTCTGCGGTCTTTGTGTGCACTGGCTTGTTACGATTAGGGCGTCCTGCAGCTGGCTCGTAGCCTTGCATAGCGCCGTTAGTAAACTGTGTTGGGATATCTGTATCTGTTGCTAAGCCTTCTTCAAAACGAAGTGGGCCGCGCTGTCCAGGAGTCGCTGCGGAAACTTTACGGTCGTAAATATTTCCTGGACGCTCAGGGAACTTAGGTGTTGGGGCAATTGCCATTTTTATACTCCTTATTAAAGGGTTGAGGACCTCGTATAAAAGTGTCCTACGTATTGGCCGTAAAGTCAGGCTAAAGTGGTAACTACCTAGAAAAGAACGGGGACGTAGAGACCTCTACAGACGGCATGGTCATATCCAAGGTTAGGGATACGGCTATGGCCAAACTATCGGCATAATCATCGTGGGCATGGGCTTCGTCAGGGGCATGGGCAAGAAAGTTTGGTCCAGTAAATTTAGTTTCCAAATCTGTCATTTGTTGGTAAAAACGCTTCCATGTGCGCAGTCTTCTAGTTTTGGCGTGTGCAGGCCAGCCAATCATTCGCCTGTCAATTAGTGCTTTTAAGTGTTTCCAACGTTTAGATTGTTCAGGTTGGCTACTAGTTAAGGCATGAACCTCTGCTCGTGGGAGGAGGAGTTTGAGTCTTTGTGCAACCGCATCACCCACGCCGTTAGCGTCAACGCCAACAGCAAGTACGTCATAATTACCCAAGAAGTTAGTAATTTGAAAATATTGGTCTTCCCAGTCATCACCTTGTAGCTCCAGCCAATTAAGGACCCTGTGGTCAAAATATCCAAACTCATCTGGGCGGTCCCAATCTACCCAGACAACTGTTACAACTGTAGAGTCTAACTTACGGGCTGGGTCAATACCAACTACCACTGGAGAACGGTGCCAAGCCTTAACGGTTTCCTGAGAAGTGTCGCCCAGCTCATCCATAATAGCTGAGGTTACAAACATACCTCGTTCTAGTAACCACTTGCAGTTATACGACATTTGGAACTCGTCAGAGTCCTCACCAATACGCAACATCTCTTTCTTGATGAACTTTGCGTAGTTAGCATTGAACTTAGAAACATCCTTATAGTCCCACTCAAAATGATTCATACGTACAGACCTTGCTGTTTGTCTGCGCTTATTTAACTGAATAGAACGGTAAAAATTGTTCTTAGAAGTTGTTGGTGTACCAGTCTTAACCATAGTTCCTGAGTAGTACGCCAACATAGGAGAGATAGATTTAGATACTACAAAATCGTCTGCTTCTTGACACTCGTCAATAACAATAAGATGGAAGGACTTGGACTCAATCTTTGCACGCGGGTTAGCAGTCATCATCATGAGGCTACTACCTGAGTTTTTAAGTTTAATCTGTCGTGTAACTCCAGGGACTTTTCCAAGGGAATCATCAATCTCTGGGTCGCCTAAAATCTCTTGTGCACGCTCACTAGTAAGTCTATTAACAGTTCTACCAAATAGCGTTTCTACCTGACCTTCAACAGGAGCAAACATGCCTACCCAAATACCGTCTTTAAACTGACCCAATAAGTCTGGATACATTTTTGCTAAACGTGGCAAAAGAACCATCAATGTTGCTACGGTATTAGCAATAGTTTCTGATTTACCTGACTGACGTGCAGCTAGTGCTGTAATTTCTTCACCGTCGTTAATAATTACGGACTCAATGATGCGACGCGCAAGCGGCATTTGATATGGGTGTAGCTCATGCCCAACAAGGGCGTTCATAAAGGTAATTGTTTTATCTACAAGTTTTTTTACAAACTCTTTAGAAAGCTCATCAAGTTCTTCTTCAACCTCTTCAGGAATACTATCTTCATCCTCCAGCTCATCGTCTGGAAAAAATTGGTCGTCTTCTTCATCTTCTAGCACGTTGTAATTCTCCATATGAAAAGTTTAGAGGAAAACAAAAAACCTGGATGTTGAAACCCAGGTTCTTTGGCCATCACACGGGAGAGGAAGAGAGAGGCAGAACTAATTCTATCATAATCCTATTTGATAGTCACTCGGCGATGCAACTCGTCAATGACTGCGTGGAGGGCTTCAGAGCCCTTTAGGGCCTCATCAATGTAAACCTGGTCCCTTTTCTTTGAATATCCAGATAAACACTTGGATATCTCAATCAGAGCCTGCTCAGCCCACATCTCTAACTCAGCTGTTGGAATCCTAGATACTCGTTTAGCCACTTTTTCAGGGAAAGGCTTTACCCACGGTTCCTTTTTAAAAAAACTCATCATATGCTCCATCTTCAGGTACCCAGGCTTTTCTGCCTTTCATAGCATCTAAGAATAGCCTATCAATAGCGTCTTCGTCATCAGGCGCCACATTTGGGGTTTTATAAAACACCCCACAGTAATAACCAGGCTCAGTAAACGGAGCTCTAAATACTAAACACTTTCCCTTCCTATACGGGAAGTCGGTTTCTTGGGTAGAACCTAATTCTAAAATGGGTAGGGCTTTTTTATGCCAGTATCTAAGTTTGCCAACATATAGTGGTCCGATTGACTTCATATATTAAAACTCCGTATCTGCCTGCATTCTTTTTGATACCTCAGCTGCATAACTTAACATCTCTTTAGAAGATGCGGAAAGTCCACCATCCTCTGGTAAGTCTGAGACGTTTGCTGGTCCCATGTCTGGCCATTTGTCTAAGCCGCTTTCTCTTAGATATTTACCAGTTGATTCTGTTGTCTGTAAGTTTTGCCAATGTATAGGTGGGCAATTTCTATACTCCCACCAAGTACCGTCTCTAAATACCACATATAAAACTTTAGTTTCTGAATGATAAGCAATTGCTTGCGCTCTTGGGCGTGAAGGGTTAGTAGTGTTAGCAGACCTTTGTCTAAACCCCTGAGAGATTTCCATGGGGATAGCGGCAGAGAACGCCTTATCAATTGGAGATTGAACGCCAAGTTTTTCAGCAAATGCCTGAGATAGGTTTAGTACTCGATTTGCGTTATCGGCGGAGCGTTTGTAATAACCGCTATTCTTCTTCGGCATCTTCGGCTACGTCCTCGCAAACATGGTCTTTAGTCTCAGACTGTAGCACTTTTTCAAAACAACGGGCACAACGCATTACGCGTTCAAAGTTATTTTGAACAGTGCCGCCAATAGGTACATCTGACCCATCTTCATCATAGGCAGACTGATAGTCAGTGACTATCCTCTGTTCCCTAAACAGTTCTCTAGGAAAAGGGCCCTGAGGCTCAGTTATACGGTCTGGTACTGGGTGTACCTGTACAGCCTGTTTTCTAATTACCTTCATCTGCCGAAGACGCTTCTGCTTTTGCTTCAGCCTTCTTCTTTGGTTTATCAGAGTCTGGAAGCTGTTCAACTAATGGAAAGTGACCAGCCTCAGCTCTTTGCAGTAGCCAGGTTGGAAGACAGTCTGTGCAGTAGTTAACAGGGTTTACACCTGGGTCTGCACATGTATAGGATGCGGAGTTATCGCAGTTATCGCATTGAGTTTTGCTTGCCATGTGTCTTCCCCTTACTTCTTCTTAGCTGACTTTTTAACTTCAGCTGCAATTTTTTTTGTAATTTCTTTTGCCGCAGCGTCTGCAATGCGACCAAATGCTGGGTCTTTCTTATTTACCCAACGAAGTGCAACAGGCACTAATGATGCCCATAGTGCGTTAGCAACTAAAAGCCATTCTGATGCACCGAACTCAAGAGGGGTTGCAACTCCACTTGTCTGCATGACAATCATCACGGCACCAATAACTTGACCAAGCAGGTTACGTGCATAGGACTCAATCATAGCTTTATTCATGTTATCTCCTTATTTTACTGGCTGCTTGCAAGTAGGACAGATATTACTTTCAGCTGGGGCAGCAGCAGGTGCTCCAGCAAATTTTGGACGGCCGAAACCAACGATTCCAACCTGAAGTTTCTTAGCATTGTTTTTCTTATAAGCGCGAATTTTCTTGCAGCACTCGCCGCCGTTGCGCTGATTACCTTTAGGGTCTCCTGCTGTGTTTCCTTCTACGCAGGTTACAGTTCCGTCACCGTTATCTTTAATAACAATACCTACGTGAGAAATGCGGTCTACGCCGTCTGCGGGAAAATCAAAATATACGATATCTCCAGGCTGTGGATTATCTTCATGCCAGCGACCAGTTTTTTTAAAAGCTTCTGCGCCTGCTGGGGTATAAACAGTATTAGGAACTTTAACGCCAGCTTCATTGGCGCACCACATTACAAAGCTGCCACACCATGGCTGATAATTTGCTTTTGTAAATTTGCCATACTTGGTCTCATTGTCTTTAGGACCTTCAATATAGCCAACCTCGCCAAGCGCGACTTCTACTAGTCGGGCGGCGGTACCTTGTTCTGCCATCAAAATCTCCTTTTAGGTCACCTACTAGTGTGCCCCAGGAGAAATGTAATGTCAGGCTAAATTACTCTTTTCCGTCTTCTAGGTGCTGGGTAAAACGCCCCTCTAGACGGGCTACCGAGATGCGAAGGTCGGTGAGCTCCAAGTGAATCTTATTAACGGTGTCTTTTATTGAGGAGCCTCCATTGGGCTTCAACTCGTGAACAAAGTTCTTTAGATAATTCTTTAATATCCATGATGTAGCCGCAATGATTGCGGCTCCAAAAGCTGACAAGCTAGCTAGCGTAGCGGCCCATTCTGCAAAAGACATTTACTGCTCCCCATGGTAGTTTAAATTAGAATACGCGTGTATGTTGTCCGTGTAGCAATAAAATGCAGAAATACCGTATTTATATTAAATACTGAGATTTTAATTATGTCAGCGTAAAAAAATTATTTTTTCTATGCGTGGCTTAACTTGACCGTTGCTGTAACTCTGTGGCAGTCTAGAACCTGAAAGGCTCCAGCAATGGAGCCTTTTGCCACTACTGAGAGGAGCAATCAAATGCTTAATATCAGCAAAGAGCAAAACAGCCAACTGGCAATTATCATGGTTTATGTCATGGTACTGATTGGTAGCCCATTTGTAATTGCAGCAGCAAGAGCGGATGTGGGTACACAAGAAGCGGTACGACCTATAGTCGTAGTCGAAGACCCGTTAGCTGACTTTAAGAATGCCAAGTCGTTAGACAAGGCGGAACTTAAAGACCTGCTTCAAGCAGTCGGGTTTGAGGGAAAGGCCCTCAGGACTGCTTGGGCCGTAGCGATGAAAGAATCGAACGGCCGACCTATTGCCCACAACGACAATACGAACACGGGAGATAACTCATATGGCATCTTCCAAATCAATATGCTTGGTGACCTAGGAGCGGATAGGCGAGAAAAATTTAACCTACAAACTAATAAAGAACTCTTTGACCCCGTGACTAACGCAAAAATTGCGTATCACATGTCAAATAGAGGAGCTGACTGGACATCGTGGAAGGTGTACCCAGGGCAGACAAATGGAGAAAGATTTGAAGACTTCTATAAGGAGTTTCCGACAATAAACTAGCTTAAAAGAAAAAGCCCCCTGCAAACCAGCAGGGGGCTTTTTATTGGGCCGCTATTAAGAAGCGTTAGCCCATGGGGTGATAGTAATGGTTGCGGTTGTAGCAACGCCTGCTGCACCAGCTGCAGTGCTCTGGGTCTTGATGGTGCCGTTAGCTCCACCGAGAGTGCCAGTAGCATTTACCCCAGTCGTATCGGCAACTGTGAAGCCTGAGCCAGAGATTGTAATCTGACCTGCGCCTGCAGAGCCTGTGACAGTCCAAGTTCCAAGTGCATATGCTGGAAGATTCACAGGGCTTACGCCAGCTGGAGTTCCTGCAACAATTGTAATCTTAGTACCTGTTGGGTAGTTGGTGTTTGCGCTAGTCGCGTATACAACAGCCACTGTAGCGCTTGTAGCGTTAAAGCGGGTGATGTCGGTGCGTGTATTAGCTGCGCCAGCTGCTGTGGTGATGTTAGCCAACTCGTAACCAGCATCGCGTAGTTCGTCAGTAGCTACTGCTGTGGTATCGCCAAGTACGCTAGGAACAATAATGTTTCCAATACCTACGCCATCAGCCGCTGTTAGAGCAGTTGTTGACTCAACCTTACCGCGCTGACCAGTAATTAAGCCGCCGTTAGCAGCGTTAGTTACTGTGAACTGAAGAGCGTTTGCGCTAGCTACAGTTGCGCTTGAAAGGTTGTAAGAAGATGCGGTAAGACCAGTAATATTTACAACATCACCTGCAGCTAATTTGTTCTGTGACTTGTAGGTTACGGTTGTTCCGTTACCTGAAGCTTCAGTAACCATATAGTTACCTGCGCCTGCAGTAAATGTTGGATAGCCTGACCATCCAGCTTCTACGTTTGCGTGATTGTCAAGAGCTGCGTCAAGACGAGCGCTTGCTACTTTTGTAGTCTGTGCCCAACCGTAATCGCCAGTTGAACCACCAGTGTTGGTGATTGTAGCCGCACGGTCGTCGTTTGGCTGCATAGGGAAGTTGCCCCATACAAAATCGACGGCCTGTCGACCTGAAGAATCTGTTGCCATTTTGTACCTATTCTCTAGAGTGGTAGTGAACGCCTGATATCGGGGGCGCCTTACCTATTGTCTAAGAGTATTTACGGTCTGTCAGGCTTAAATACTGGTGCGTCTGGAGAGGGTAGAGGGGGCATGCCGTTTCTGTTTGGTCTTGGTGGCATTCCCAAAGCTTTACCTCGTGCATTAACCGTATCGTAGTAAGCGTCTGACATATCTAAGAAACGCTCATCTATTTCAGTCACTTTAAAAAATTCTTTTACTTTTTCTATAGGCACGTCTTCTAACCCAGCTAGAAGTCTGCCAAGGTGGTTAGTAGCCCTTAGTACATGGTCCCAATAAGCGTTTTCTCTTTCATCACCCCAAGGCCGTAAAGCTGCCTTTGTATAGTTTCGTCCCCAAGAATCATGGTGTTGATGAAAAACGTCTCTGGCCCCAATTGCGTATATAGACCAACCCTTTGAAAACGTTCTTATAGATTGATTGAACTCCTCAGTACTAAAAGCCCCAATCCCATCTACTCCGACTTCATCTATCCAAGCTTTTGGAGCAAACATGTACATACAAGTGGTCCAATATGTTTTTGCAACCTCTGTTCCAGTTAATTCTCTATACCCAGGAAATTCATATCCTGGAACTAAGTCTTTATACCAAACAGCTCTTTGTCCAAACTTGTTGGTTTCTAGTTCTATATCTACATTTCCTTCTTTATCTATAAAATAAGAAGGAGGCGCATAGCAAATTAATACTTTTTCTTCTGAAAACGCCGCTTCTATATATTTATAGTTTTCGTACCCCCTTATATCCCACCCTTTACGAGCTCTAGAATGGGAATCAAACTGAACAAAGTAATCATAGTTAAAATCTACCTTTGTAGCTAAGTTTCTTGCCCAACACAGCCCGCCATAATATTTATCGGAGGAAAAATATCTGTAAATTAAATTTTTTTCTGGAATAAAAGAAAAATCTTTAGGCGCTTCATCCTCATCAACTAAAGAAAACACAATAGAATCTTTAAACTCGCAAGTGTCCCAAAGACTCCTCACAGTTTCAAAAAACTCTGGGTCTTTGTAGTTTACGATGCTTACCAGCAGTTTTGGGGTCATTTTTATTCCGTATCGTGGGTTGGGGCCCATTTATGAAGTGGACAGTAGGCTTTTGCTAGTTTTACTTTTAAATGCATAACACAACCACATTTTTTACATTGACCAGTAAGGGGCATTAACTCAGGACAAGACCTGCAGATAGACAACCTGTCTGAAGCAACGTCATCCGTTGCCCTAGGCTCAGAGGTTTTTAGTAAATCCCACGGCCTAACTGGTTTGGGGAGGTTTTTACCCTTATCACTGTTTCTAAATCTATCTGAAATTTTGCTCATTTAAACGTCTTCTTCTCCCACATGTTTTCTTGATACATTCCTGAAAAGGAAGAGTTTATCAGATTTAGCCTATCACGAACTTCCTGACTTCTTTCCTCTACGATTTCAGAACTCCACTCTTCTCTTTTAAAGGGTATAGCCTGAGCAATAGGAGTTCCTCGTTTAATAATTCCTTTATAGTTTTTCTTTATGTGAAAAGGTAAAGCTCCAGCCGAAGGCATGCTGTCTGTGTCTATAATTCCAGTCATTGTTACAAAAGGAAGGTCTGGTCTATGGGCTGGGGTAATAATAAGTGTGCTATATCCCTCTGGGGTTACGGCGCACCAAAAAGGAACCCATCTTAAAATATCCTCACAAAGGTTGTCATCTATAGGGTAATCTCCAACCTGCTCTGGGTTGTGCGTTAATATAAACTCGTAACGAGGGTTTCTCCACTTTAATTGAATGTCTTTTGGATTTGTAGTGTCTATAAATATATCTACGGGACATAGAAAGTAATACCCAGTGGTAAACGTATCAATCATAGACATGCACTTCTTACCAGTTACGTTTAAAAAATGACCACCATTTGGAGAATCGTCAATAGCTTTTACAACTTCTGGCTTTTGAGTTAAGTAAGGCGGAAGCTTTCTAAACCATTCTGGCATCATTGTCCGAACGGGGACTGGAGGAGGAGCAAAACCTCCTACTTCCTCGTCAGTAGGATAAAACTTAATTACTGGCATTACATCACAGCGTTGTGTCTAGCCATTATTGTTTTGTAGTACTCCGCTCCTTTGGTGTGATACCAGTGGTCTGGTTCTGCATAGTGTAGAAATATCATATCTATTATATTTGTATCTTTTTCTGGATATGGTCCGCGCCAATGAAGTTGGTCTTCTCCATAAAAACACAAAGCTTGATTTGGTTGCAATATGTACTCTTTATCCTCAACGTACAGCGGCCACTCAACCATTTGTGTTAAACAAAGGTCAATCGTATATGTGCAAGCATTGCTGTCTTTATGGCGCAATAAGTTAGCTCTAGCACCTTTGTACTTTACGTAGCAAGCATATGTGGGTAGAAGAGTTTGGCTGTCAAATATATCTCTTGCTTTTTGCTGACATTCCTTTAATAGGTCGTCTGGCAAGGTACTTGACCCAGGCTTTAACATAAAACGGCCAAAACCTCTATCGTAACTAAGCTCATCCAAAGGGTAGTTAGTAACCGTTTCTACAACCTCTGCAAATCTAGTTGGCTCTAGCACGTCACTTACTATAATTGGGTCTTTTACAATTGGGCGAGTACCCATATCCGCATCATCAGAAAAGTATTTCATAGATGAGTTGTGTCTTCCAGTATCCACATAACCACAGCATACTTTGTTCCATCAGTTACTGGGTGAGCTATATGTGCATAAATGTAGTTAGAAGGAAAGAAAATCATAGAATTAGCTGGTGGCTTTAACTTATACCCAAAGTATGGAAAGTCAATTTCTCCACCCTCATACTCATTATTAACATACCAAACTAAAGATAATACGCGGTTATTTCCTCCCCCAGCATCTGCGTGCATATCGTATTTTTGACCAGTTTGATATCGTAGAATAATAGGGCTTACTGGAATTTCTCCAGAATTTACCGTTGGGTAATATTCTTTATATTTGTTATACGCATCTTGAATGTTATTAATTAGTTTTACTGCTAACTGTCCTCCAGCATTTAAATCTGGATTTTCTAAAGTAGCCCAATCTGCTTGAAGATGAATAGATGAGTTGGTTCTAGCCTCATGTACTTGAGTTCCAGAGGTAGGAGAACCTACGGTAGCTCGTTTCCACCTAATTACTTTAGATGGTGAATTGCCTACTGTTTCTATGTCTTGTACTAGCTCTTTATAGTCAGGGACTATGTTCTCAAATAAAACTATCCCTGGTGCAACGATTTTTGATTCCATATTAGGTCCTTTACTTATTGTGAACTAGTATACCCTCTGCGAAGAACATATCATAGGGCTCGGTGCTAAGAGTACGAACTTTAAATCTAATGTTTGGAGCATAAGTAATGCTTGTTATAGGGACCCAAGTCTCTAAATCTCCATCAAACAAGAGGTCTCCTTCTACAAGCTGAGCGGCGCGAGTATAGTAATAGCGCCCATCAGCGGCTTCTTTTGCAACAAATGGGTGAGAGCCCGTTACATGAATTCTATTATTAATAGTGTAGCGGCCAGTTTCTTCCCACTCCCTGATATTAACAATTGTTGTTATATCTAGTTCACGATAGGTAAAGCTGTCTGAAGACCAAGTATCCACAATTAAGTCTGCGTTTGGGTCGTCTGGGTCAATCTCCTCAAAGCGTGCAGAAATAACCTGGTCACCAATTTTTAACTCAGATAACCTTTTATCCCCATTTGGAGTAGGAATCATGCTGTCAATAGATAAGCAGTAGTAAGGGTATTGCGGTCTTGGCGCCTGC